ACATAATATGTTTTATCTGGGTCTGGTGTAAATCCAGGATCAAATCTTCTATGACTATCCACAGGATTTCTTAAGGTCATACATCTTTCTAGCTTATCTTTTTGTTTAAAGAAAGCATCTGATGAATATGTTGGGGTACACAAGAAACGCATCATTGCATCCCCCATATCCTTAAAGAAAGACATCTTAAAATCTTCAATACTTCTAGTAGGATTTACTTCCCATGTAGGTCTTTTAAGTGCATACACTCTTGGTATCTTATATGAAATAATTTGGTCTTCTTCCCATACAATTTCAAGCTGATTGCTTGTATCATCATGTGGTAAATCAGGATTAATTATATAGGTATGTCTACGTTCTATTACTTCTTTATCCATGATTACATCGTCATACCGCTTTGAAATAAAATCACCTTGGTAGCGTGGGAATGAAAGTAGTACAACCTTGCCAAGATCTGGGAAACGAGAGTCTACGGTACCACTAAATGCTTTATAAATATTCTCAGCAGTCTTTCCTTGATCATTACCAGTTCCAACCTCAGATGCAAATCCAGAAATCTCATCAAGAACTGCCATCAACAAGTTCAAACCCTCATGTGATTCACGTTCTGAGTGACCAGAATAAACAGTAATTGCTTTATCAAATTCTATAGAGTCAGCCTTTGGATTATATTTTCCAGCAAACCACGGGGACTTCTCAATCTTAGTTTTAAATCCTTTAAAGAAAACATTTTTAGCCTGTTGAGCGTTTACAGCAACGTTAATAATATCTATTGCGTCTCCGCTTGGCTTACCAAAATATTTTGCAGGGTCTTTAAGGCACAACAACTTATAAACAACATAGGCACATGCAACAGTAGAAACAAAGTCTTTGCCACTACCCTTACCTAACTGAAGAATAATCTCGTTTTTGGTGTACTTATTATAATATTTTTCTCCATCAACACTACCCATTAGTTCTTGGAGATCTTCTTTTTTATATATCTGGCTCATAGCCTCTACAATGTCGTATTGAATTACAGACAAAGATGGTTGTCCTAGAAAGTCTGGAGACTCAACAAATGTTTTTGCATCTACAGGTGTTTCATCAAAGTTATTTTCCTTAAGTACTTCCAGGAAATCATTGAACATTGTGGACAACTGTAATCACTTCTCCCTCTTTTGCCACAGCAGAAAGTCGTTGCATAATAAGGTCACGAACTTCAGGATGTGATGATGCAATGTCTCTTAAGATACCAACAAGGATTTCTTGTCTTTTCTCAATTGCCACAATTTCTTCAGCCAACTCTTTGTTTTCAAGGAGCCCAGCTTTCTGTAGCATATCAATTCTACGTGCCTCAATATCCATAACTAATTTAATTGCTGCTGTTTTTGCAGTAAGATTAGCAGTAGTACTAGCGTCTTCAATAACTTCGTAAGCCTGAGTAATTAGCTTGCTATAGTGTGCATCAGCAGAAGCAAGTGCTTCTTTGGCTCGTGCACGAATAGCATCGTTGGCAGATGCCATAACCTTCCACTCATTAAGAAGTTCAACAACCTTTGTTCTTGGCATTGAAAGATACTTAGCAATTTTAGTTGGATCATTACCTTTTAGATATTCTTCTACTACACGGTTAACCTCGTCAAGGTGTTTTACTAGTTCAACTTCAGTTGACATTATATTTTCCCTCTAATCGGTTAATTTCATCTTTAATATAAAAGATTGCTTTTTCAAGGTCTTGGATAGTCTTTGACTCATCCTTTAAACCTGCTCTCCATAAATACTTAAAAGCGTTTCCAATATTAAAATTACGATGACGTGTCACCTCAATGCACTCAACACCAGAAGGATCTGTTGTGTAGTGGCGTGGGTGGTTGACTTGATCTACAGTAATATTTAGATTATCACTCATAGTCTTCCTCTTCATCATCTTCCCAGTCAAATACTTCTGGCATACCACGAAGTGCTGTCAGGACATATGTAAGTCCAACAGCGCCAGCGACTCCAAGTCCTATAAAAATTTTGTATAGTTTGATCATCTTCTTGATTTCCTTAATCCGAATTTAGCAAGGTAAACATAGATAGTCTCTACGCTTGCCCCGCACTCTTTTGCAATGTCCTCTGGAGACTTCTTATCAATAAGAAATCTTTTCTTTAGCCATACTTCTGATGTATATAGTTTACCAGCCATAGTGTTATTTGTCAACCCCAATAGCTTTATCCCAGTTATGGACTGCCCAATGCCCAATACCGCAGGCATCGGCAACATCATAGTCTTCTACCTTTTTATCATAGATAATATCAAGTAGTTTTGTTGTTCTCTTCTTTCTGAATTCACGCTCATATGTCTTATACCAAGATAAAGACTTTCCAGGATTGGCTATCCTTACCTGATGTTGTTCTTCTTTAGATAGTTTCTTATTACCAAGGTAGCTTTGCCATGTTATTGGTGATACCTTGCCTACCGTCCGAATACCACACATTGCAGCAGCACCCAGTAGTGCGCCCTGAACTAAAGCAAGATCTGCTGCAGTCTTAGGGCTATTCATAAAAACGGTATGCTCAATAACGATGGCATCAACATCAATGAAATGATTAAAAAATGCTCTTGTTTTAATGGCAGCATCTCCAACCTTTTCATAAATATCTTTTCCTTCAAAGTTGATCTTTCCTACACTGTCAAGCTTTCCAGATATGTATATGGCAAAAGCAAGGCTATTTGTACTTGCATCAATAGCACATAATCTTTCTGGCTTAGTCTTGTTCATAGTCAAAAAACCCCTTTATCTCTTTTAACATTTTAGCAACTGCTTTTTCACTAACATTACAGTTAGAGCAAAATCCTGAATCATTGTATATAGATAACTGTAGACCACAACCGCCAAGGCATCTTCTTACTTTACCAAGACGCTTCTGTCTTTTTGTTACCTGGTATCTTTCAGCAATCTTTTCTTTTGTAGCAATATCTCTACATTCTTCGCTACAATAAATCTGATAGCTTACTTTTGGTTTGAAATGATCTTCACATTCAAACCTGCTACATCGTTTCACTCAATTCCTCCAGAGATGCAATTTTAATAACCCCTGCTTCTGCCTTATCACAATCTGACTTAAGCGGACAGTTCTTGCAAATCTTTGAGTTTGCTCTATAGTTCTTCATAGGAAGTTCTTTTTCTTCCCATGCCTTACGAACTATCCTCATCCATTCAAATGCCTGGTCTATCCAATTAATATAATTATCATTAATTTGAACTGGTATAGCAAGTAGCTCGTGGTTATTCTTATTCTCGTAAACAAGAACACCATTGGCTTTCTTAAGCACCTTCATATAAATAAGTAACTGAATTACGTGACCAGTCTTTGGTTTATTTGTTTTCTTTCTATATTCAAAAACTGTTTCATTAGTTGTTTTTACTTCAACAACTACTTCTTCATCTTGCCATTTTACTAATCCGTCTACCTTGCCATAGATAGGAGGGTCTGATTCTCTTAAGTCAAACTCTGTATCAATAAGAATTCCAGAGCCAGCAAATGCTTTTCCAAGAATGCGCTCATGAGAAATGATTCCATTAGTCATATTTGCTACATCATATGGAGTATTGTTGTCTTCAAAATTAGCACCAGAAAATGCTAGGTACCAATATCTTGGGCATTCCCCATGACCATATGCAATTGTAGATGGACTGAAGGTTTTCTTTGTTTGAAACTTTGTACCACGATCTGCAAGGTACCCATTTTGAATAGTCTCAACAAACTTCTCTGTCTCAAATGTATCATTCTCTTCGGTAGGCTTAAGCATAATCTCTTTTAATAAATTTTTTGTCATTATATTCCTTTGTTTATATAAGTATATCAGGTTAGCGCATTATATATTTGAGTGCTGATACCAGATCGTTAATTGCTTCTGCTGCTGTATAGTAAATGTTCTTCTTTGCTCTGTCGCTTTTGTCTACATTGGTCAACCAGGTAGCCTTAAATGACATTTTTGCTGCTATAGCCTGAAGTCTTACTATCTCAAGGCTGGCTACATGAGGAGGAATATCTGGCTTAATAATAAGCTTGGCAATCATGGTAAGGGCAGTTGTCAATTCTTCATCTTGCATATAGTCCGCAATTTCTGCCAAACCATTAACCATTTCAATAGTTGTCTTTTCTTGTTCATTTTGCTGTGTCATTTTCATACCCTTCTGTTAATTGCTCAAGCATTTCTACTTCTATTACTGCAAGCCTTACCTTGGCATTACCCTCTCCAAGAACTAAAAATATTGCTGGATCATTGCCGTTTCTAAGAGCATCTGTTACTGCCTTAGCCCAAATATCTTTATTTACTGTGATACCTTTTGGATATTCCTTGAAGTCAACAGTAAAGTTTCTCCAAGTTGCATCTCCTTTATGAGTGTTTCTGCCAGAGTTTTTGTGTTGCTTGGCACCAATCCTCTTGCTTTCGCCTCTTTCACTCATCGCCAAAATCTTTCTTTTTCTTTTTCTTAGCAATAAGCGCTACCCTAGATATGTGTTTATTGTTGCACATCCATGTTGCATCTCCAGTTTCATACCAAAACCTTCCTGATGTAGCACCCTGCTTACATTTTTGACAAACAAACTTTCCCTGAAAAGAGAAAAACTTTTCTTCAGCCATTAGACAATTTCTTCTTTAAAGAATCTTGTAAATCAAGATCTTCTCTAACTCTGTTAATAAATCCTTCTCTTCCCTGAACCTTTGTGCCATCTTCAAGTTGATACCATGCACCAGTACGGGTTACAAGGCCAGCAAGCTCTGCAGTATCAACAAGATCGCCAATAGTATCAATGCCAAGGCTGTTTCCTCTAAAATAAAAATCATACTCTCCATTTTGAAAACCAGGAGATGTCTTAGAGAATTGTAGTTCCCAACGAACTTTTCTACCAATCTTTTCTTCGATAAGTTTATCTCCAACTTGAATCTTGCCCTTAATAGCCTGATTATCAGACTCTGAAGAAAATAGCTTGACTACTGTTGATGAATAAAACTTAGTAGCCTGACCGCCAGTAGGTTGCTGACTTGTATACATTGCACTAATATTATTTCTTGATTGAGAAATTAAAACAAACAATGTAGGCTTTAC